GCGGCATTTAACGGAGTCGTGTTATACCCGGTAGTCGGGTTAATCATACTCGTTATCGGTTTTGCGTTGTTGCCTTTGAGTGTGCGAACTGCCTCTTTCACTTCTGCCCGGTCAAGTTTCATTGCAGATGCGATAGTTGCTACCGTTGTAGCAGTTGAGGCAAATTGTTCAGATGCTCCTGCAACCAAGACGTTTCGGCAAAGTTGGTCAAGAGAATCTCCTGCCTGTTCGCCAAGGATGTCTGCGGTTTCAGTCAAGATTGGATCGTATGTTTCCATCAAGACCACATCGGTCAAGGTCACATAGTCACCATATTGGGCTGTCGTTGCGGTTACATCTGTTATCGAGAGTTGGCTTCCTGATGGTGTTACCCCTTCGGAAAGCGCTGTGGTCGTAGCAGTCAACAGTCCATATCTACGGAATTTAATAACATTCACTCCTGAATTTTTTGGAATGTCACGGACTTGTGCGAAACGATTGTGGATAAAAGCTGGTACAGCTTTATCAAGGAGAGAGCGATCATAAAAACAATTTACTTCTGCGGTTATTTGAGTTCTCGTTGTGTCTGCCATATAGGTTTTCCTTTCTTTATAATAAAAAAAGCGCCGATCTTTCGATCAGGCGCTATGGTTTTTCCATTCGCGTTTGCTATTACTCAATATGATTTCATAAAAAAAAGAACTTGTCAAGTCCCAACATTAAAATATCTATTAAAAGCATTTTTTATTGATTCTATTGCCATATTCTTGTCAATGAAATTGCCAAAATTTATATTTTTACCATTAACTTTCATCCTTGCTTCCCATCTGTTATTATGCCAACAAACTCCCTTACACCCACTTGTATTCGTAATTGGAGTTTTACAATTTCGCATATTAGTAGAATGACTACAGATTCTTAAATTATTTTTTTGATTATTTAATCCATTTCCGTCAATATGGTCAATGTCTTTTTTACCAAAATAATTTATTACAACGCGATGAAGTAAAACGTCCTTTTTAATTCTATTGGATGATAAAATGTTTTTTGAGTATATTGTTCTTTTAGCATACATTTTTCCAGAAGATGTAAGAAGTAAATGCCACTTAAATTTATTTAGATATTCAAAATCTTCATCATCGACTATTGTAAATTTTCCACGAGTAAGAAAAATTTGTTTCACAGTTTTTATGATAACTGATCCCGTACTGGTTTCCCTGTTTCTGCATCAATTCTATCTAATCCCCACTTGCTTCCAGCCTGTTGCGTCTGATTGAGTTCACTTGCGATATTTTCAGCAACACTTTTTGGAACATCATAATATGTTCCTTTGGGAACAATAACCCTATATCCATTGAAACTCTTACTCCATACTCCACCAGAGATGAATTTATATTGTTTTCTGCCGCGAACCATCACTACTTCTACAACTCCGGGCTTCTCATTCGCTTCACAGGGAATCATAATAGAAATTTTTGGTTGTGATTCAAAGAAGTCACACATTCTATCTGCCTTACTTTGCCATCTGCTTTCAATTTGTTTTTCCTCTTTTGGATCAACAGACGGTGTTAGCGTTGATACTTTTTCAGGTTCTTTTGATTCTTTTGCTTTTAACGCATTGAGCGTAGCAATAATAGTAGCCTTGACCGTAAACTTTGCCGATTCTTCCTCGGAAATGCCAAGTTTTACCAATTCCTTCTGTAAGTCCTTCACTGTCATTTCATTCATATTGTCCATATAACATCCTCCTTATTGATGTCCAAAAATTTTAGACCGTTGTTCTGCAACTGTTTCTCTTGTGGCGTTATTCCAGTCAACTTTTCCTAGTGGTTGACGGGCTGTTGATCCTTTGTCTTTCGTGTCTGCCGCTTTCCGTTGTGCTTCCCGTTCTTTTTCTGCACCTATTTTCTCTAAATCTTTTGCCGCAACAATCACCGCGATACTATGAACAGGAATGTTTTTGTATGACGGGTGTGCAAGATATTTTAACATCGCTCCCCGATACTTTCCAAATTCAGGTTTTACTTGAATAAATGCGGTAACTTCTGCTTCATCCCGAAGGTGTTGGACTTCTTTTAACTGTTCACTGACTGCTTTAAGTTTTTTATCTACGACTTTTCCGATAGTTTTTTCGTCATCAGGATCAACATCATCATCAGGATCGGGTTTTGTATCATCTGGTTTTGTATCTTTTTTTGGGTTACGTTCTTCTGGTGTAATATCATCCGGGTTTAGATCAGGTTCTTTTGCGGGTTTAATAACGTCTTTCAGTGTTTCCTTTTGTTCATCGGATAAATCCTCTGCGTGTTCTTGAAGAAATGCTTTGTGGTCATCAGTCAATTCCGCTACTGGGATTGCTGTCACTGTTTCGATGGTTAATTCTGGAGTTTCGTCTGGCATATAGTTTCGGTTTTTCCGTCTATAAAAAGTATACTTACTCTAAACAACCTTGTCAACTGTCTGGTTTTTCCGTTCCTCTCTTAATTCATCAGAGGTTTGGTAAGGATCAGCACTTGGTACATCAACTGGCTTATTCTCTAATTTTGCAATCATGGTTGTCGGTGTGTTTCTCATCTCGCGCATAATCTTTAGCTTATCCCGAAGCCTATTGACATCCTCTTTTGTTTCTCCGTCTATACCTTCTTCGAGCTGTTGTTTTACTATCTCAATGTTTGCGTCTACTATACCTTGAAATAATACCCATCCGGGTTGTGAAAGGAGTGATCGGAACGAACCGACTGCCGACTTTACTTTTTCTTCTGTATCAAAAACAATATCACTCATATTATGCCATTGGCGTATTACTTGTTTGACTTGGTTGTATGGCTTTTGGTTGTGCCGGGTTTCTCGGTGTTGGTGACAACTTATCCGTTCCCGGCGGCTGATAGGCTGTTTCTTGTGGGTTTTCAGGAAACAACTCTGGATTAGTACGCCGTATCATCAATGCTTTTTCGTGGGTAGCAATATGCGCTTCTGTTGCTTTGGTAAGGTTTGCTTTCGCGTGAACCTCAAGATGAATGTTATGGTCCTGCTCCCGTAATACCTGTGCTTGTTTATCTTTATTGAGCAACACGTTTTCATCCTCTGCTTCCCGTTCATCAATCGTTGGAGGAAATAAGCGGTCAATCTCATCTCTCTTTAATCCATTGAGTTTCCCTAATTTTTTCAATCCCCATCTTCGGTTTGCGGTTGGATCGGAAAGGGCAATACCAAAATAGGTAGTCATCGCTTGACGTTCTTCCAGTTGTTTTGCCCGACTCAATACTCTGCTTTCAATTTTTACGTCAGGATCAACTTTTGCAATAATGTTATCCCGCTTGAGTGGTCGCCATTTTGCGCCAAACGCTCCTTCAAGACGTAATACTTTCTCGTCAATATCTTCTGTAAAGTTCTCTTTATACTGTCCGTACCAGTGAATACCCCAAAATCGTTTCTCGCTCCATCCGAATACTTTAGCGGAAAGAGAAAAGCGGGTATCAACTTTAGAGGAAATCAAGTTTAATTCTCCGAGTGTTCTCTGTTCTTTTGACATCGCACCCTGTTGAATCTCCGGGGTTGCCGTTGCTTTTTGTGCTGATACGTCAAGAGAAGTATAGATAAAATCAAGGAGTTGAAGGTTTGGTCGTGCCTTGATAAGAGGCATAATGGAATCTCCCACTGGTTTTTCTTTTGCATCAACGGGAATAAACTTATTAAAATTGAAATTAAGGTCGTTTCTATTGGTGATTCTGTTTGAATCATAAATATACATCGGGTAAAGATCAGCCTTCATCGCATCAAGTCCAAGATTTTGTGCTATTGCTCTTGCTCTCTGTTTATCTTCTGTCAGGTCAGGAATAGACGTTCCATCCCAATCGTGGGAGGTGGGATAGAGTGGTCTATCCACAATCTGCCAGTATGGAGTTTTAAGTATCTGGAGTCCAACAACTTTTGTCCTATCGTTTGCGAGCCACACAATGACCTTCTTGACCTTTCCGTTCACTTCATAGTTGGTATGCCACTTTGTAATATCATAGGCGGCGTTTGCTCCGAGATTTGCTTCTTGTAGTTCCTTATTGGTAAGTGTCTGGAGTCCTTGCGCTTGAGCGCGTGCATCTATGGCATCTCGAAGAATAGACTGTGTGCCTGATCCGAATTTAATTTCTTTGAAATCTATATCAGAAAAAATATGTGGATGATCCTCCATATCTTTCTTTGTCATTTTTTGTTCATACCCAAAGAATCGTGCCGCGCCTCGCCCTTCTTCATCGCCATTTACAGACCGGGCAAGTGGATCACGAAGGAATGGAATTGGATCAATAACGTAAGGAAGCGGAAGATAAATCTTTTTTTCTGGATCGCGTTTATATTCACTGGTATCTAAAAGACCTCTACTAAAGAAAAGTGTATCCCAATCCCAATCGTAATCAATAATGTCTTTCCCCATTTCATCATAGTCATTTTCAGCAAGAGAGTTAAGATTTTCTGCAACTTCCTCATCGCCCTGTTCTTTTCCACCAAATGTTACATCAAGCCTATCAACATAAAGAGAGGCAAGAATGGTCTGATGAATAGTGAACATGGTGGTATCACCCACAGCACTTTTATCCCGCTTCTGATTATTGTAAAGTTTGAGGCGTACTTCCCATTCATCCTTTTTAGGTTTCTGATGAAGCCACGCAAGGGTATATTCAGTCTTACACTGTTTCGATAGTGTTTCAAACGGATCAAGCGTGTTCTCTTTTGATCCCGCTTCTTCGACTGCTTGTTTGTAGTCTTTCATAAATTATTTATATGTTATCCGTATTCTTTTTGCATGGAGATACCACTTTAGCACTCCTATAAGGAGATTGCCAAACGCAATCTTGAATCCATATTCTTTTACTTGCCAAATAAATTCTTTGATGTCCATATTAGTTTATCACCTTTTTTTTATTTAATACTTTTTCTTTTGATTTTTCAAATATATCAACTTTTTCTTGTGTTTCTTTGTCAAGTTTTTTCCCTGACAATGTTTCAATCGTTGCCATAGCACCTGATAAAACAAGTTGTGCTGTTAAGTTTATATCATTTTTAGATAAAGTTTTCTTTCCTTTTCGTGGCTTCATTTCAACCCAAGAAGAATAAATAGGAGTTTTACTAACAAGATACTCAAACATATCTTTGTCAATCTGCCGAATATAAATCATACGACCCAAGTAAGGAACAGCCATGAGGACATTTACTCTACCACTAATCTTTTTTAATTTCATCGGTGGATTTTTGTTGTCCATAAAATTATTATATCACTTTTGTATCACGCTTAATACTACACGCTAGTCTTTACCAACATAATTAGCTGTTATTATTATACTGGGGCAAGCGGGTCTAGTAGGTGTAGAACCTGCTACGGTTGCATCCCATTTACTTGTTACAGCACTACCCCAAGTCCAGAACTCAAAGTATTCATTTGATGCAAAGTGTTCAATAAAAGTAACTGCTACTAATCCTGCAACTCCAGTTGTTTTGAAGAAGTAGATAGTGTTACTGTTTACAACATCAACAGCAGGATCGCCACCAGTAACCCCTTTTCGCAACCATACCTCTATCGTCTGTCCGGCGGCACCGATACATACTCCACTAAAAGCAATTAAGTAAGAGCCTTCTTTGGTAATTGTAAATCTACTAGAAGAAGTCCTTGTTATTCCTGAATGGTGAACGTCTGTATTAAAAGTAACTACTTGGGCATTGGATACATTAGCAATAGCTTGGTCTGTTGAATCGGATTGCATCAAGTGAGGAATAATTATTCCAGCAGTACCCTCAAAACTAATATCTCCTGTGGCAGATATGGTTGTCTGATTAGTTCCATCACCAATAACTAACGCGCCAGTCATGGTGTCGCCATCCACATTCACATACGTTCCGCTTCCAATCTCCATCCACCCACCAGAAAAGAAAACCCAAAACACAAGCTCAAACAGTAGCCATATCATCATACCTTCTACGGGTAGTGTTTCTATCCACTCGCCATAATACTCACTCCACTCATAGATATACCCATCATACCAACCCAATTCTTCATCTGTTCCGTCAGCGACATACCTATCACCATCTTCGGGATCAACTGGTAATCCATCCGTTACATCCCATTCACTGTCAACTGGCGGGAGAACAAACCAATCCTCCGTTTTTACATAACGAGTGTCAAGCTGTCCTATTGAGGGTGATGATATTCTTTCCATTGTTTACTCCCATGCTGATAATTCAACTACTACTCCGGCTTGACTGGAAGCAAAGTAGATCAATTTACCAGATATGTCTTTCAAGTCTGAATGATAATCACACCCTGCGGGGAGCGTTAGATATGGTTCAGTAGGAGTCGCCACCTTTCCAGTTACCCATGCAAAACGAACATCATAAAGAGTTCTACATCTGAATCGCATTTCTTTAGTTCCTGAAGGTAACAACTGGGAGTATTCTGTATTAGCAACAGTTAGCGTTATGTTATAAAGCGTGGGTCTTGTTGAAATATCCGACATACATATTACATTTTTCCAGATTTTATTTTTGCTATTGTTTTCTCAAAGTGTTCTTGCTCCAAGCTCTTGGCATCAACAGGCTTTTCTCCTAACGATCTCATAGACAAGACACGAAAATCGCCCTCAACCTTGCTACCATCATTGCTATTTTGCAAATCTGCTCTACTTCTTTTTCCTATCATCTCAATCTTCATAACAATATATTGAGTGTCCTTAACCTCCATTTTGATAACATCGGGAAAATCAATCTGCCGTAGGGTAAACTGGGGAAGTTCCCTTTCTTCTGTCATTGGCATTGATATATCAAACATATAGTCCTCCTTTTAACAGGCAAGGTCTAGTCCATCATCTTCGTTTATAAGCTGACTTTCGTTTGGTTCAATCCGGATGAGAACGCCGTTTGCCTTATGAACTATTATCTTACCAAACGGATATTTACGCAAGACCTTCAAGAGATGCGCTTCCCTTGCGGTAATCTCTACACGCAATAGTTTTTCTTGTTTGAATGGTGCAAATGTTTCAGGCATAGGGATCAAAGTGTGGCGTGTTAATGACTGCCGATTGTTGTTGAACTAATTGCTGAAATCCGACAGCAAAACTTCTGAATCCATCTGCGCCATGACTAGACCAGTCATGCTCTGGCTTGTTCTTGAATACCTGATTATCTTCATCCCACTCTTTATGATAACTTCGGAGTGATGACAAACCCCGTTCACACTTTGTCTTATCAAACCAACACCGGGGAAGCATACTGCGTACTGCCTGAATACCATCCCAAATGAGGAGCTTCGGAACAACCTCAAACTCTATTCCTAAACTCTTTGCTGTTTCATATCTGCTTTTACCAGTGGAAAGCTCTCTGACTTTTATATCGTGTGGTGCGTAGTGCTTCCCATAGACATACGATTTATCTTTGAGATATTTAATATAATAATCAATCCCTTCTCCGTTGCTTTCGTAGTAATCAATAAAATGAAATTCCCTCCCGGCAATCTGGAAGAACCAAATAGTCATTGAGTCATCCATTCCCAAATCCCACGCGGTATGAACTTGTGTAGCCGGGTCGTGTGGCACTCCGCTTATTCTTCCATCACTATCAGCCGCCATTAGCTGATCCGCGTAGTATGCTCCTTGAATCGGCACATCAAAGTTACACATATACTCTTGCTGATAGAGAGCATCATTCCCGTCTTTTTTGATAATCTCCATGTGTTCCTGATGTAAAATCTCTGGAGGAATAGCCTTCGTGTCCTCTGCGGTTAATACCTCTGAATACCACACATCAGGGAACGCCTTTGCGGTTTCAAGAAGGGTATAGCCGTGATTGCGACCTCTGGGAGTATAAATAAATGCCGCCCACCCACCGTTCTCTGCAAGAATAGGGCGCATATAATCCCACGCCGCCGGATTTTGAAGTGACCACTCACTGAATACACACCCGACAGGGTTCGCACCAACAACTAAATCAATCTTGTCCGTTCCTATAACCTGAAAGACTGATCCGTTGATAGTTTCCACAAGCATATCCGTATTGTCTGTTCGTTTGCGGATAGACTCTGGAATATGATCCATAAACTTGAATCCGTTTCTATCCATTCCGTTCCATAAAACCTTCTTGCCTTGACGAAATGTAGGGAAGAAATAATAATACCCGCCAACGCGCTTCATCATCTGGTCTGCCATGATGTTGATAAACGCTTTGTCTTTCCCGCTTCTTCTGTGCCACACACACACAGCTCTCTTATATTTTCCGCTTCGGATAGCTTCAATGGCGGGAACTTGATACCGCCGGGCAATAAAATTATAAGGGATGGATATTTTCTCTATTCCGTTTTCCATGCGTTTGCTTCAATGATTTTTATCTCACCAGTTATATTGTGTTCATCTGCTGGATAGCGTTTCTTTTTGCGGTTATACATATCAATCGCTTTCATTTTTGCGGAAAAATCAGAAAATTGAGTGAGAGTAAAGAGCCAGTGTTTATCAACTATCGCGTCATTAAGCCCTATATCCTCAAAGATTTTCTCTATGTATTTGCAAATGTTGGGTTTTATCAGGTTTTCTGATGCCATTGATGCCGCGAGCTTTCTGTTCGGAGTTTTACTTCGTGGATAGTTACAATCATATCCCGCTTCAATTATTGCCTCTACACCATTTCCGTCAAAATGAACAAAAGCCTCTGCGAATTTCTTTTGCCTATGATTCAGTTGATATGATTTACCATCAAGTGCAACGAAGTTAAAGTTTGGGGACTTCCTTTTCTTTTTCTCCTTCGGTTTTTCCGTAGGTGTCATATAGATTTAGTATAGCACAAAATAGAATAGGTCAAATTGATGTATTGACAAGATACTTTACTTGGTGTAGTGTCAAAGGAAGCCTCTATTTTTATGAAAACCCGGATCATTGAAACTAAATTTTGGAAAGACCCCTACATTGTCAATCTTTCGGTTGAAGAACGACTGCTCTATTTGTACTTCCTTACCAATGAACGCGTAAACATTATCCACTGTTACGAGATAACGGATCGGGAAATAGAGTTCGATACCGGGGTTAAAGGGGGTATCATAGGTGCTTCAAAGAAGAAGTTTGAAAAAGAGGGAAAGATCGCATTTAATAAAACCTATGTTTGTTTACTCAATGCCTATAAGTATGAAACCTATGCAGGAGAACTGGCAAATAAAGGGAAAATGAAATTGGAACATCAATTACCAAAAGATGTTCTTGAATGGTATCTTTCTATAACCCCCCTTGAAACCCCCTTGAAGGGTACAATAAGTAATAAACAAGAAATAATAAGTAATAAACAAGAAGTAATAAACAATAAATCAAAAACAGAGGAATTAAGAAAAAAAGCTCATTCGTTAGT